CCCTCATCCATCGGCTGCGCGGACGCGCGCAATAACGGAGTACTCCAATGTCTGAAACTTCAAAGAAGGCCCGCGAGGCCATGAAAGCCAAGGCCAAGCGCCTTGCCGGTGAGCCTCACCAGAAGGTTGATTCGTCCGATTGGACCCCGCCAGAGATGTTGAATGCTGGCGTCAAGACGGGCATGCGACCGTTGTCGCCGCGCCAGTTTAAGAAGGGCGGAAAGGTTGTTGGCAAGGCGGCTGGCAAGAAGTCTGCTTCCCGTGCTGATCGCGCCCCGCGCAAGGACGGTGGGCGTTCGGAGCGTTATCTGACGCCGGACAACCTGATCAACCGCGACCAGAAGATGGCCAATGAAACTCGCAAGGGCATCAAGCACGTTGGCGGCTACGCCAAAGGCGGACATCCTGACGCGGCTGAAGATCGCGCCATGATCAAGAAGATGGTCAAGGGCAGCGCATTGAAGCGCGCTGATGGCGGGAAGGCCAGTGACGATTACGATGATGATCCGTACGGCGAGAACGAGGGCGCTGGCTCGGTGACGAAGGACGGAAAGAAGTCCGGCGGCAAGGCCATGCACCACAAGGACTGCACCTGCAAGATGTGCAGCGGTGGCCGCGCGGCCCGCAAGTCCGGTGGCCGGACCAAGGGCAAGACCAACATCAACATCATCATTGGTCATGGCGAACGTCAGCAGCCGCCGATGGGCGCTGGTGCCATGCCGAATGCTCCTGTGCGTCCGCCTGTGATGCCGATGGTTCCTCCGCCTGCAGCGATGGGCGCGGGGCCGATGGGAGCTGGCGCTCCGCCTCCGATGCCGATGGGAGCTGGCGCTCCGCCTCCGATGCCGATGGGTGGGATGCCTTCTGGCGGGTTGCCAATGCCACGTAAGAGCGGTGGCCGCGCCAAGACGATTCACGTCATCAACCATGCTGCCGGTGGCGGCAAGGGTCGCCTTGAGAAGATTGAGGCCTACGGCCACAAAGCTTCTAGGTAACGAAGTTGTCCCGCCTCTTCACCTCCCTGAGGGCGAGACGACAGTCGGGCCGAGTGTGCTTCCTCGGCGCTCGGCCCGACTACATCACAGCCCCGAGGAAACAACCGAGGAAAACAGGAACATGTTGACTAACATTGATGTCTTTGTGCGGGAATTTGAAAAATTCCTGTCCGAAGAATACCAGCGCCGATCTGAAAACCTTTCGACTGGCAGTGCGGGATCATTTGAGGCCTACCAGCGCGAAGTTGGGTTCATTTCAGGTTTGCGTTTCGCTGCTGATGCGGCTGCCGATGCAAAGCAGCGGGCCAACGCCTACGCGACAAATAACTAGAGGAAAGAAAATGCCAGCAATGATCATGAAACACGAGGTTGACCCGGCGAGTAAGCTGGTCAGCGACCTCGGCGATCTTTCAAAGATTGAAATCTTTAACAATCAGGTTTTGATTGCTTTGTATATTCGTCCAAAGCAGACGAAGAGCGGCATCTACCTGACCGACAAGACGGTTGACGAGGACATTTATCAGTCGAAAGTTGGCCTGATTGTCAAAAAGGGTGCAACTGCATACATGGATCCGAACGGAACATGGTTCAAAGGTGAGACTTTTAACGTTGGGGATTGGATTATTTCCCGTCCTTCAGATGGTTGGGCCATCACAATCAACAATGTTCCATGCAGAATCCTTGATGATGTGAACACCAAGGGCCGCACCGATCATCCAGACAAGGTTTGGTAAAGGAAAGCCAATGAAATCGAAGCAAGTTAACGTCAAGTCTGAAGAAAATATTGAGGATGATGACCTCAAGATTGAGCTTGAGCCTCTTGAAAACGAGAAGGCTGATGAAATTATTGTTGCAAAGGCTGAAGACGAGCCAAAGGCTGAAGCTAAAGCGCAGAAAGAAGCTGAAATTCCTCTTGAGCTTGGCATTCAGGAGTTGAAGCGCAAGCTTGAAGAGGAAAAGAATGCCCGAATTGCTGCCGAAACCACGGCAAAGCAGGCGCATGACAACCTCAAGACCGCTCGCAGCGAAGTTGACGACACAAATCTCAAGCTGATTGACAATGCGATTGAGACTGTTGATCGAGATGTCCTCTTGATCAAGCAAAATCTCAAATCTGCACTTGCTGAACAGAATGTGGATGCGATTGTTGAGCTTCAGAGCGAGCTTTCCAAGGCTATCGGCCGAAAGGACAGCCTTGAGCAGGGAAAGACGGCCTATGAACAGAAGATGAAGGAGATCAAAAGCGCTCCTGCTCCTGTTGCTGACCCCGTTGAGGCCTTGGCGGCCCAGCTTACGCCTCGTTCGGCGGCCTGGGTCCGTTCGCATCCCGAATATGCGCGCGATAAACGCATGTTTGACAAAATGATTGCGGCCCACCAGCTAACTGTCTCTGACGGAATCCAGGCGGATAGTGACGAATACTTTCAGAATGTCGAAAGCATCCTGAAAATTCGCAAGCCAGAGCCGAAGGTTGAAACTGAACATGAGGAGAGCGCTTTGTCTGAAGCATCAGCCCCAACGCAACGCAGGTCATCGCCTCCGGCTGCTCCTGTCTCTCGCGCCCCAGCCACCAATTCTGGAAATCGTCCCAATGTTGTGCGCCTGACGTCCGCAGAACGGGAAATGGCTTCCATGCTGGGCATGACTGACAAGGAATATGCCAAGAACAAGGTTGATCTGATCAAGGAAGGTAAAATGCAATGAACGCTGTAAACCCACAGAACCCACAGAACACCCAGAACCGTGAACCCCGCCCCAATATGCGCGAAGCTGATCCGCGGGAGGCCGCTCGCAAGCGCGCTGCCGAAATCCGCGGTGGCGGCCTCGACTTTAACGATGGCATTGATGAGTTTATTGCCCCAGCGCCGCCGGATGGTTGGTCCTATGAATGGAAGCGCAAGATGGTCATGAATCAGGAGGATCACATGAACATCAATCACAGCTTGCGCACCGGCTGGACTCCGGTTCCGGTTTCGCGGCATCCTGAGATGATGCAGGCTGGCGCCACGGGTTCTATTGAGCGCAAAGGGATGATTCTTATGGAGCGTCCGCTGGAAATCACCCACGAAATGCGGCAGTTCGAATTTAACAAGGCCCGCGCTGCTGTTCAGCAGAAGGCGGCTCAGTTGAGTTCGAATGATGGTTTGCTTGGCCGCGCTGACTCAAAAGTGGCCCCAAAAGTTAGCAAGGGCTATGAACCTATGCCTATTCCTGACAAATAAGTTATTGATTTATTAGGAAAATAGATAAGGGGTAAGAATTTTTTATCTTACCCCTTTTCTTTTTTAGAATAATCGTTCATAATAATGGATGCGCTTTCCCCCGTTGTGGAAAGTTTGAAACAATTCTTCCCCTGTTTCACAATCGCCCTGTTGCGCGATGATGGAAACGCTCTGAAAGGAGACATCCCGTCATGGCGAACACATTCGCGCCCTACGGTTTTCTGCAGTTTCAGGGTGGTGCTGGTGGCGCTCCGACGTTTACCCAGTCCCGCCGTTTGATTGCTTCTGCCAACAACACCGCAATTTATACTGGCGATCCCGTAACTCCGGTTGCCGGCACTGGTGCCGCCACGGGTTACATCACCTCTGCCGCCAACGGCACTGAGCCGATTGCCGGCATCTTCATGGGATGCAAGTATCTGTCCGTTTCCCAGAAGCGCGTAGTCTGGTCCAGCTATTGGCCTGGCTCGGATGCTTCGGGCGATGTTGAGGCTTACATCATTGACGATCCAAACAGCCGCTTTGTCGTCCAGTCTTCTGGCTCTGGCTTCCCGATCACGGGAACGCTCACCAACCAGACCTCTGGCGTTCAGGGCCAGTATGCCACGTTCGCTCTTGGAACGGGCAATACGTCCACCGGTCGTTCCGGCGCTTATCTCAGCGGCGTTTCAACGACCATCACCTCTCCGTTCATCATTGTTGATTATGCTGTCAGCTTTGGCAACGGCGGAGACCAGACCACGCAGTACTGCAATATGATCGTTGGCTTCAACAACGAAGTCTGGCGTACTAACGGCGCTGGTCCGGCTTCGATTAACGCGTAATAGGAGCATAGGAAAATGGCTGTTAATCTTTCACAGATCAAGGACCTCCTGCTCCCCGGACTTCGCGGAGTTGAAGGCAAGTATGAGATGATCCCATCTCAGTACGACAAGATCTTCACCAAGCATGATTCGAAGATGGCGCTCGAACGTACCGCTGAAATGCGTTACCTCGGCCTCGCCCAGCTCAAGACCGAAGGTGGCCAGACCTCCTTTGATTCAGGCGCTGGCGAACGCTTCGTTTACAACCAGGAACACACGGAAATCGGTTTGGGTTATGCGATCACCCGCAAGGCGATCGACGACAACCTTTACAAGACCCAGTTCCAGCCGTCGAACCTCGGCCTCGTGGAAAGCTTCCACCAGACCAAGGAAATCTACGGCGCCAACGTCCTCAACACGGCAACGACCTACAATGCCGCGGTTGGTGGCGACGGTGTGGCTCTCTGCGCTTCAAACCACCCGATTGATGGCGGCACGATTGCCAATACGCCAGCAACTCAGGTTGACCTGAACGAAGCGACCTTGCTGAACGCAATGGTTTCCGTCCGTACGAACTTCAAGGACCAGGCTGGTCTGAAGATTTTCGCGCGCGCTCGCAAACTTGTTGTTCCGCCTGCTCTTGAACCGGTGGCTATCCGTCTGACGAAGACGGAACTGCGTCCGGGAACTGCAGATAATGATGTGAATGCAATCCTAACCACGGCCGGCGGCTTGACCGAAGGCTATATGACGAACGACTTCTTGACCTCGTCATACGCTTGGTTCCTGCTCACCAACATTGATGGTCTCGCCTACATGGAGCGCGTCAAGTTCGAAACCGACATGCAAGTGGATTTTGTGACTGACAACCTGTTGGTGAAAGGTTACGAACGCTACAGCTTCGGGTATTATAACTGGCGGAGCATCTACGGCTCGTTCCCAACCTCGTAAGGAGAAACCACTATGGATGTAAATGGTGGAAACTATCCGAACGGCAATGGCAGCCCGATCTTCCCCGGAACTTTGGTTACGGGTCCGCTTCTGGCTGGCAACGTTCAATCAAGTGACGGGAGCGGCAATCTTGCCGCTCTCGGCGAAACCCAGGGTACGTCCAACGTAGGTTACGTGGTGATGGCGCAGGTGGCTGTGGTGACACAGGCTTCTGGCGCCACCAACATTGTCATTCCGGCCCAGAGCCAGATTGTTTACATCGATTTGATGGTGACAACTGCCTGGACGGGCGTGGCAACGACCTTCGGCGTTGGCGACACTGCCTCTGCAACGGCCTTCACAACGGCTGGCGCAGCTAATGGTGCGACCCTCGGCAAGCTCTCGATCACCCCAGGCACTGGCTCCACCCAGATTGCCAATTGGGATAACGTTGGGAACACCGACGTTAAGATCAATATCACCTCAACCAACACTGGCTCTGGTGTAGGAACGCTTATTGTTCACTACATTCAGGGCATCAACAACGCCTCTTAATAGGAGTGAACCATGAAGGGTCACAAGGCACATCACCACAAGCACCCCCGTGCTGAACACGCCAAGGGCGGCGCCGCTGGCGAAGGCTTGGCTGGCGTTGACGAAAAGGACATGGATATGTCCCCGTCTGACGTTTATGCTGGCAAGGATTCCAAAGTTAAGAAGGAAGCCGAAGAGCGTAAGCGCGGTGGCAAGGCCAAGAAGATGATTGGCAAGGCCATGGGCCATAAGTCTGCCCATCGCGGCGACCGCAAGCCCCGCAAAAGCGGTGGACGCGCTGGTTCTGACATGAAACCGCTTTCGTCTGCTTTTGCCGGCACCGCGCCGAAGGGCCGCGGACAACTCGAAATGAACTAAGAAGCAAGGGGGCTTCGGCCCCCTTTTTTCCTTGAGGGTTTCCCATGGCAAAGACACCTGCTTGGCAGCGAGCAGAAGGCAAAAGCCCTTCTGGTGGCTTGAACGAGAAGGGTCGCGCTTCTGCGCGAGCTGAAGGCCATAATCTCAAGGCTCCAACCAAAGACAAAGACAATTCGCGCCACAAGTCGTTTTGTGAGCGGATGACGGGTATGAAGAGAAAACTGACTGGGGCTGCAGCCGCTGCGGATCCAGACAGCCGCATCAACAAATCCTTGCGCAAATGGGGCTGCTGATGACAGACAAACCCTTTTGGGAAACCAAACTTCCCAAAGATCACCATACAAAGCATTTGTCTCACAAGAAGGTTCAATCGGCCAAGGCCCGTGCGCGAGCTGCTGGACGGCCTTATCCAAATCTTATAGACAATGCTGCGGTAGCCCGCAAAACTAAAGGGAAATAGACATGGGAACTTTTTCGCAATCCGGCATCGTTTGGGATTCAATTACCAAGAACGGAAAGTTTGAACCATTTGAGCTTCAGGTATCTCGTGGTTACATTACCAATCATGCGCCTCAAAATATTTTTGGTTATGGAACAACGCCTGCGACCGCCGGGACATACCGTACGGTTTGGGAAAACATGTCAACAACGGATTATGTTTTCCCGGCATCTGCCATAACGATGAACCTTAAAAGCGATACTCTTGGCGACACCGCGACAATTACAATTGTTGGCCTTGATGCAAACTATAACATTTTGACCGAGAACTTGGTTTTGAATGGCACAACAAACGTGCCAACTGTAAACCAATATTTTCGCATCAATTCAATTTTTGTTTCAGTTGGCAGCTCAACAAATCCAACTGGCGTTGTCACTTTGTCGAATACGGGCGGGACTGTAATTTATGCGCAAATGAATACCGCCACTGTCAATGGTGTCACCAGCAGCATTGGGACAAGCCAAATGGCCGTTTTTACGGTTCCGGCTGGTTACACATTTTACGGGTATCGCTATGGCGCATATTCTTCGTTCAACGGGAACAGCGTAAACTATACTACATATCGCGCCTTATCAAATCTGTCGACTGGCGTTCAGCGCATTATTGTCCAAACGCCATTCAATACAACTTATGAAGTGCAACGACATTATCCTTTTCCCTATACGGAAAAAACCGATCTTCTTTTCCAGATTGCCTCAAGCGTTGGCACGGCAGCTGTCGTGAGCATTAACATTGGCGGCGTATTGATTGCAAATCCGACAACAACATAATTAGAGGGCGGAATTGACAACAAGCGGGTCATATAACTTTAATCCCTCAATGGGTGAACTGGTTCTTTATTCCTATAACAACATAGGAATTCGGAACACGGCCATCACTCAAGAGCATATGATGACCGCGCGCATGGCCACGAACATGATGCTGGCCAATTTCAGCAATCGTGGCGTCAATTTGTGGAAAGTTGACCTTGTTCAAGTTCCGTTGGTTCAAGGAGAAGCCTCATATTCTGTTGATCCAAGCACTGTTGTCATCTTGGATGCCTATTTGACCATTGATAATGGCATTTCTGCCCCGATTGACCGAATTATTTTGCCGGTGAGCCGTACGGAATATGCCTCATACCCCAATAAAACGCAGCAAGGCTTCACAACCATCTACTGGTTTGACCGTTTGACCTCGCCAACCGACATGGTTGCGCCTGGAAACAGCCAAACACCGCCCGTTACTGGTCCGCAAGTGACGCTTTGGCCCGTTCCCGATGGCACAAGCGCACAATATCTCAAGTATTACCGCCTTGTGCAAGCGCAAACATCAAATTACAACAATGCACAGACGCCAGATGTGCCTTATTTGTGGCTGGAGGCCTTTGCTGATGGCCTTTCGTATCGTTTGGCGAAGATTTGGAACCCATCTTTGGCCGTGGCACTGAAGGCCGTGGCCGATGAAAGTTATAATATCGCTGCAGCGCAAAATATCGAAACAGCGCAGCAATATATCACGCCCCAGCTTCAAGGTTATTTCCGGTGAAAGGCTGGTGATGGGCGATGGGCTATGCATCAAAACTTGGCCGAGCGAGAATCAGCTCCAGAAATCCGCGCGCCGCAGCCATCTGCGATCGTTGCGGCTTTGTTTATAACCACGTTGAACTTACTTGGCAATTTGACTATGGCGGTTCTGGCCTAATCAACAAGCGCATCCTTGTTTGCCGGACCTGCAATGATGTTCCGCAGAACCAATTGCGTTCAATTGTGCTTCCGGCGGATCCAATTCCAATCGAAAATCCGCGCATTCAGGATTATGCTTCGGCTGAATCCAATACTCGTGCGCCAAGTGCGCCCTCAACCACTGATCCGCGCACCGGCATCCCTGTATATGCGCTGAACACCCGCGTTACATCTAACAACAATGCGGATGGAGACATTCGCTCGACTCAGATCACCGGCCAGGCCCGCGGATCAAAAAATGCGCAGCCTGGAACTGATATTAACGCTATTATGCCGCTGCTCAATCAAACCAAGTATGGGGTAAATTTGCCTGTTGCTTCCGTCACCACGGATGGTGTTTCGGTGTTGACTGTCACCTGTTCTTCAGGGCATAACCTCTCGACGGGAGATTTGATTGCGGTTGAGGGCGGAGGTTCGAATCTCATGGATGGGTTCTACAACGTAACTGTCACAAATCCCGTCATATTTACCTATCAGCCAACGGTTCCTGTTCCTATGCCGGGGATGCTTGATCCTGCGCTTCTTCAGCCCACAACTCTGTTCAAGACGGCCTATGTTGGCTTGCCGCTTGGCATGACCCAGATCCCACAATCGGGAGTGATTTCCTAATGGCACAAGTCCAAATCCCGAATCTGCCGATTGCAACAAGTCTGAACGGGACTGAACAGCTTGAGATTGTTCAGAATGGGACTTCTTATCGCGCAACGGCTTCGCAGATTTCTGGCTTGGCTCCTGGCCCAACGGGACCGGCGGGTGCCACGGGTTCAACTGGCCCAACGGGGCCAACGGGGGTCACTGGTCCTTCTGGTCCTTCGGGGTCAACTGGTCCGATTGGGCAGACGGGTATTACTGGGCCAAAGGGACAAACGGGCGTCACTGGTCCAACGGGTGCGACCGGGCCACAAGGTATTTCTGGCCCAACGGGTGCAACAGGGCCAACCGGCCCCCAGGGTGCAGGCATCACCTACAAGGGTGCCGTGCCGACATCCGCAAATCTTCCCGCTTCTGGGAACGTAACGGGTGATGCTTATATCACCCTGAATAACGATCACCTTTATATCTGGAATGGATCAATCTGGGTTGACAACGGCCCAATTGTGTCATTGACGGGTCCAACTGGCCCCGCTGGTCCTACGGGCGCTACGGGGCCGATTGGAGCTACGGGTGCCACTGGCCCTACGGGTGCCACTGGTGCCACGGGCGTCATTGGTCCTACGGGATTGAGCGGCCCAACGGGTGTCACGGGGGCTACAGGCCCGGTCGGTGCAACTGGTGCAGTTGGCGCCACAGGTGCAACCGGCGTGACGGGGGCCACTGGCCCCCAAGGCATTGTTGGTGCAACTGGCGCTACAGGACCTGTTGGTGCCACGGGTGCTGTTGGTGCTACGGGTGTGACGGGGGCTACTGGCCCTGCTGGTGTCACTGGTGCCACGGGCGCTACAGGCCCAACGGGTGTTAATGGTGTTACGGGTCCGACAGGCCCCACGGGCGCTACAGGTGCTGTCGGTCCTATTGGCCCGATTGGCCCCACAGGCGCAACTGGCCCTGATGGTGTGACGGGCGCCACCGGCCCAACGGGCGGAACGGGTGCTATTGGTCCTACGGGTGCAACTGGCCCAGCTGGCTCTGGTATTACGTATAAAGGCTCGGTTGCCAATTCGGCTTCATTGCCAAGTTCCGGCAACACAACGGGTGACGCTTATGTCACGCTTAATACTGACCATCTTTGGATT